CAGCGCCTTGCAAAAACCGGCAACGTCCGTGACGCTGCCAAACTGTTTGAACATCTTATTTAAAGGAAACCCAAATGACTATCGCATCAAACACCTTCCTTACTTACTCTGCAAAGGGTATTCGTGAGGACTTAAGCAATCAGATTTACAACATCAGCCCAGAAACCACACCGTTCATGAACAACATTGGACGCGGTACAGCTAGCAACACGCTGTTCCAGTGGCAGACAGATACGTTGGCGGACAACACCACCGCAAACGCGCAACTGCAAGGTGATGACATTTCGACGTATGACGCTGTAACGCCAACCGTTCAACTGACCAACTACACACAGATCAGCCGTAAGACTGTAGTGATCTCCGGTACGGTTGAGGCTGTCAACAAAGCAGGCCGCAAGTCAGAATTGGCCTACCAGTTGGCAAAGCGTGCGGCTGAACTGAAGCGTGATATGGAAACCATCATGCTGGCTAACCAGGCGGCATCCGCTGGTGACTCGACAACGGCCCAAAAGACCGGATCGTTGCTTGCGTTCATCAAGACCAACACCGACAAGGGTACGAACGGCGCTGATCCTTCTTACACCACGCTGCCCAACGATGATCGCAGCGATGGCGTAACCCGCGCATTCACTGAAACCATTCTCAAGAGTGTGCTTCAGAAAGTGTGGGAACAGGGCGGCGATCCTTCGATTGTGATGGTTGGTGCAAAGAACAAGCAAGTTGTTTCTGGCTTCAACGGTATCGCAACGCGCTATCGTGATGTGCCTGCTGGTAAGCAAGCGCAGATCATTGGCGCGGCTGATGTGTATGTTGGTGACTTTGGACAAGTCAACATTGTTCCTAACCGTTTCCAGCGTGATCGTGACGCGTTTGTACTGTCACCTGACTACGCCGGTGTGCATTTCCTTCGTCCGTTCCAGCAAGTTGAGCTTGCAACAACGGGCGATGCTGAAAAGCGCTTGCTTCTCGCTGAATATGGCCTTGCCATCTACAACGAGAAGGCACACGGTTTGGCGGCTGACCTTTCGACCTAACCAGCAACAAGGAACGGGGGCGGAAACGCTCCCGTTTTCACATGGAATCAAAACTTTTTGAGCATGATCCACTTCTTGGCCTAACGCGCATTTGGCATTACGACGAGGCTACAGACACAGCGGTGATTGAAACGATTCAAGACGCAACACCTATCGTTGAAACTAACAAGGCGCAGTTTGCATCCATCGACGAACGCGCAAAGTGGAACGGTGAAGGTCTTGGCGTACATGTTGCATCCATCCCCATGAACATCTACATGGACTTGGTGAGCAAGGGCATCACGCGCACAGAAAAAGATTTTAAGAAGTGGCTTAATGATCCCGATAACCGATTTTTCAGGACTCGACCAGGAAGGGTGTGATGGATAAGAAACGAATGATTAGCGTATGCGTCCCGGCAAGGGACGAAGTGCATTCAGACTTTGCGTTTGACCTTGTTAACGCTGTGGCGTTTCATGTAGCGCACAACCCGCATGACGTGGTGAACGTTAATATTTCCAAGGGAACGCTTCTTGTAAGCCAGCGTTCAGAATTAGTGATGACCGCCATGGAAAACAACGCTGACGTGGTGCTTTTTATCGATAGTGATATGCGTTTTCCGCAGGATACGATTGGCCGAATGCTTGAGCGTGATTTGCTCGTACTTGCTGCCAATTGCCCGCGTCGGCGTATGCCAGTGGGGCCGACGGCTGCGAACTATGATCCAGAAACACAGCGTAAGGTTCCTGTCTACACAGGTGAGCATGACACGGGCGTTGAGCAAGTTGACGCGGTTGGAACGGGCGTCATGATGATTGACACGAACGTGTTTCGCGCTATTGAGATGCCGTGGTTTGCTACGCCATGGGATGTGGCGGCTAAAGGCTACATGGGCGAGGACATCTATTTTTGCAAGTTATTGCGCGACAATAACATTCCGTTGTATATTGATCATGACCTGTCCAAGCACATTGGACATATAGGAACCTGGGAATACAAGCATCAGCACACCTGGGCAATCCGTCCGCAAGAGGATGCTTACCGAGCATCAATCGGTCTTAAGACCGAACTTCGCAAAAAGGACGCTGCCTAATCATGGCGCTTGGCACTTATTCGGAACTTAAAACGTCAATTGCTGATTGGTTGAATCGGTCCGATTTGACGTCTGCCATTGCCGACTTCATCACATTGGCGGAAGCCGAGTTCAATCGAACCGTACGCGTCCGCCAAATGATTGTGCGTGCTAACGCCACGCTTGATAGCGAATACACGCAATTACCATCCGATTTTCTGGAAATGGAAAATCTCGTGTTGCTCACAACAACGCCAACCAAATTGGAGTTTTTGAGCGATGAACAAAGCGATGACTTTTATACGCGTTACTTTTCGGCGTCTGGCACGCCGCGTTACTACACAATTATTGGTGATACGTTCAAAGTTGTCCCATCTCCGGGAACGGATACAACGCAAGTTCAAATGACGTATTACGGCAAGATTGCCGCGTTGTCTGATAGCAATACAACCAACTGGTTGTTGACTAAACATCCTGACCTTTATTTGTATGGCGCACTGCTGCAATCGGCGCCTTATTTGCAAGATGACTCACGCATTCAAGTTTGGGCGGCTGCGTATGCGCGTGGATTTGAAGCGATGAGGCTTGAGCAAGAACGCGCCAACTATTCAGGCACAACGCCACGCGTTCGTGCCAAACCAATGGGGTAATCCATGGCTAATTCATTCTCTGACTATCTTGAAAATAAAGTGTTGGCCCATGTGTTTGGAGGATCAGCTTACACGGCACCAACCACTATTTACGTTGGCCTTTTTACCGCTGACCCTGGTGAGTCAGGCTCAAGTAATGAAGTGTCGGGCAATGGTTATCTTCGCCAATCCATGGCGTTTACGGTATCTGGATCAGCCGCAACCAATACATCAGCCGTTGAGTTTCCAACTGCTACGGGTTCATGGGGAACGGTAACGCATACCGCACTTTATGACGCATCAACATCAGGCAATATGCTTGCCGTTGGGCAACTTAGCGCATCAAAATCTATCGGAACCAATGACGTGTTTCGATTCAATGCCGGTGATTTTGACATCACCCTTGACTGATGTACGGGTACGGCGCTGGCGTCTATGGCAAGAACATTTATGGGCTAACGGCCTATAAAGATGCTGCCGTAGCAATTGCCGCGCAAAGCGCGGTTGCAACAATTGGTCAGCGCATTGGACTTGGCGTTGTAGCGGTTAATGCAGCGTCAACGGTCAGCCCAACAGGTCAGCGCATTGCACTTGGTTCAGTAACAGTAGCCGCAACGTCAACGGTTAGCCCAACAGCGTCAAAAGTTGTTTTCGGAAGTGTTGCAATTGCCGGTGCGTCAGCGGTTGTGGCAGCGGGTAGTGAAGTTCACGAAGGCGCCGTAGCCATTGACGCATTGGCGGTGGTTGCTGTAAGCGCCAACAGAATTGCGGCAGCAAGCGTTACGATAACGGCTCAAAGTTTAGTTGAAGCGTCAGGTGGTGTGCGCCAGTTGGCGGCAGCAACGATCACGGCAACGTCAAGCGTAAGCGCAACGGGTTTTGAAAAATGGGAACCCGTTCCCGGTCCAACGAATAGTTGGTCAACGATTGTGGTGGGGCCAGCAACGTGGGATGAGCAATCCGATCCAACCGATACATGGACGCCACAAACCATAGTGGCTGAGTCTTGGTCAACGCAAACAACCCCAAGCAAATCTTGGACACCGCAAGTGTCCCCTTACTGAGGTGAAACATGGCTGATACAACAACCACCAATTTAAGTTTGACGAAACCAGAGGTTGGTGCGTCAACCGACACATGGGGTAACAAACTTAATACAAACCTTGATACGCTAGACGCAATATTTTCAGCGTCAGGCACAAGCGTTTCAATGAACGTTGGCAGCGGCAAGACGCTAACGCTTGGCGGCAACATGACCGGATCGGGAACGATCAATGGCGTATCCATTGGTCAGTCCGTTGCCGGTGCTGGATCGTTTACAACATTAAGCGCGTCGGGCAATACCACGTTTACCAATGCACCGATTTTGTCATCGCTTACAGCGTCAAAGCCTGTCTTCACAAGCGCAAGCAAAGCACTTACATCATCGGGCATTGTTCCTATTGATCAAGGCGGAACAGGTGCAAACCTAACTGATCCAAATGCTGATCGCATTTTGTTTTGGGATGATTCAGCAAGCGCGTTTACATTTTTGGAGGCTGGAACAGGTTTGTCAATTAGCGGGACAACACTTTCAGCATCTGGCGGAGCATCAATCTCCGCTGGTGACTCCAATGTCACTGTTAGCGATACAGGATCAAACGGAACCGTTACTGTTCAGACTGATGGCTCCGAGCGGATGCGTATTGACTCCTCCGGGCGACTGTTGATTGGTACGACTACGGCCAGAGGTACGACCACTGTTTCGTCCGCTAATGCAACACCGTCGTATACGGGGAATGGGCAACTTGTTTTGACGGTTCCAGAGACAACCGTTGGCTCTGGGGGGCAGATTCAATTCGGTGGCTTTTATACAGGGACGAATTACACTAGTTACGGAGCAATTAAAGGGGCCAAGGAAGGCGGAACTAATGCTGGGTACTTGGCTTTTTATTCGACACCTGATACTAGTGATTTGACAGAACGCGCCCGTATCACCTCCGGTGGTAACTTGCTAGTTGGTACAACCACCAACAATGCTTCTGGAGGGGTTATACAAGTATCCAACGGCATCACCTTCCCCGCCACGCAATCAGCATCCTCTGACGCGAATACATTGGATGATTATGAGGAAGGGACTTGGACACCAAATGTTGGCGGGACTGCAACATACACAACACAAACTGCTTCATATACAAAGATAGGCAATACTGTAGTCGTGTGGGGTGAAATAACAATAAATTTAATCGGTACTGGTTCCACAACACGAGTGTATGGACTACCTTTTACTAGCAACGGGTCTTATGTACAGCCAGGAAGTACCGGTTATTTTGCTAATTTGGCGCAATCTGTGTATTCAATGACTACCGCAGTAGAACCTGGAACAACTAATCTAGTCTTTCATACACAAACATCATTATCAGGAACTAATAACATCAATCAAGCTGTTTTAGGAAATTCTGCACGAATTCAATTTAGCGTAACTTATAAAGTTTAATTATCTGCCTCGGATGACGCAGACGGACCAACGAAAGGAACTTAAATGATTACCAAAGAAACCGTAGTAGATCAAATCACTGTCGTTGAGAACGGCATTGTTCTTTACCGAGAAGCCACCCGCATTATTGAGGATGGCAAAGTCTTAACCCAGACCTATCACCGCACATCGTTAACACCAGGGCAAGACCTCACAGACCGACCAGAGAAGGTGGTAGCGATTGCTCAAGCAGCGTGGACACCAGAGGTTGTAGCAGCCTATGAAGCAGCGCAGTTGGCAGCGCAGCAGGCGATGCAACCTGTGCAGCCAACTGAGTAAGGTGCGTCATGACCTCCGGTGATTCCGAAGCCTTAAAACGCATTGAGGTTCACGAAGCCGTATGCGATGAGCGGTATGCGCAGATCAATGCCAGGCTTAAGCGCTTGGAGATGATCCTAATGACAACGGCAGGAACCAGCATTCTTTTGTTGATCAACCTGGCGTTCAAGCTGAAATAGCATGATGACGCTCTTATCAACGCTCCTGTCATTCTTAGCCGGGGGCGTGCCTAAGTTGCTTGATCTTTGGCAGGACTCCAAGGACAAGGCGCATGAGCTAGAACTTGCCCGTATGCAGAATGAACGTGAGCGCGAGTTAGCCGCCATGGGATTGCTTGCGCAGCAACGCATCGAAGAGATTCATACCGAGCAAGTTGCGATGCAAACGCAAGCCGAAGAGATGAAAGCGCTTTACGCTCATGATATTGCAATTGGCGAAGGAACGAGTCAGTGGGTCAAGAACGCAAGGGCGTTAGTGCGTCCTGTCTTGACCTATGGCATGTTCATGTTGCTTGTATTCGTTGAGATTGGCGGGTTTTGGTACGCATGGACAACGAACGTGCCATTCGATTTGATGCTGGATCAATTGTGGGATGACGATACGCAGCAGATTTGGGCCGCGATTGTGGCCTTTCACTTTGGGTCACGAGCGTTTGCAAAATGATCAGTGCACACGCACTCCAAATGATCAAGCATCACGAAGGTGTGCGTGCGCGGCCTTATCGCTGCCCGGCGTTGCTTTGGACCGTGGGTGTGGGACATGTCATTGAACCAGCGCATATCAACATCAAGATCGAAGAGCGCAAATATTTACCTATTCCATACGGATGGGATCGCACTTTATCTATGGCGGAAATTGACGAGATACTTACAAAGGACTTACAACGCTTTGAGGCTGGCGTATCACGACTATGTCCTGCTGGTCTTACTCAGTCTCGCTTTGATGCACTCACATCATTTTCGTTCAATGTTGGGTTAGGCAACCTCCAACGATCAACGTTAAGGATGCGCCATAATCGCGGTGACTATACGGGCGCAGCACTTGCCTTTAGAATGTGGACTAAAGCGGCAGGGAAAGAGTTGCCGGGCCTGGTCAAACGCCGCCGCGATGAAATGGCCCTTTACATGAGCAACTGATATGCCACTTGTCCCCATCAAATTACCGCCAGGCATTTATCGAAACGGCACCGAGTATCAGTCTCAAGGCCGTTGGTATGACGCCAACCTTGTAAGATGGTTTGAGGGAACGCTTCGCCCGATGGGTGGATGGCGTAAATGGTCAAACAATCAAACGTCAGGTGTGCCGCGTGGCATGTATGCCTGGCGCGATAACTCGGCCAATATATGGCTTGCTGTTGGCACTGCATCAAAGCTTTACGCTTACCAGGGCGATGGTGATCAGGCTGACATTACGCCAACAAGTTTTAGCGCAGGGCGCACCAACGCTTTAGGTTCGACGGGTTACGGCAATCAAGATTATGGCGAACAAGCCTATGGCGTTGCACGCATTCCGGCAAGCAATAATGGTGTATTGCCAGCCACTACCTGGTCGATGGATAACTGGGGCCAATATCTTGTGGCGTGCTCCGATTACGATGGCAAACTTTACGAGTGGCAGTTAGACTTTGCCACGCCAACAAAAGCCGTTGCGATTACGAACGCGCCAACAAGTTGCAAGGGTTTGATTGTTTCCGAAGAGCGTTTTCTGTTTGCGCTTGGCGCTGGAGGCGATCCGCGTAAAGTGCAATGGTCGGATCAAGAAGACAACACGGTTTGGACGCCGGCAGCAACAAACCAGGCCGGTGACTTTATTCTTTCAACGCCAGGCTCAATTATTTGCGCCAGGCGTGTTCGTGGTGGCGTGTTGATTCTTACGGACGTGGATGCCCACTTGGCGCAGTACCAAGGTCCACCATATGTTTATGGGTTTGAGAAAGTAGGGACAGGGTGTGGCGCTGTGGGCGTGTTGAGCGTTGCCGCCGCCGACACATTTGCCGTTTGGATGGGATCATCTGGATTTTGGCTTTATGACGGTTACGTCAAACCGCTTCAATCCGATGTGTCTGACTTTGTGTTTCGTGACATTAACCGCACGCAAATCAGCAAAGTCAACGCAATTCACAATTCAAAGTTTGCAGAAATCATTTGGTTTTATCCGTCATCCGAATCAAACGAAATAGACAGTTATGTGGTGTGGAATTACCGCGAAAACCATTGGACAATTGGCACGTTGGCGCGTACTGTTGGAACCGGACAAGGTGTGTTTACATCGCCATTGATGTGCTCATCCGATGGTTATGTTTACGAGCATGAAGCCGGCTGGAACTATGACGGGCAAACGCCATACGCTGAGTCTGGTCCATACCAAATTGGCATGGGTGATAATTTGCTTGTGGCGGATCAACTGATACCTGATGACCTAACGCTTGGCGATGTAACGGCAACATTCAAAACGCGTTTATATCCTACCGCCACCGAAACAACGCATGGTCCGTATTCGTTAGCCAATCCAACGTCAGTGCGTTTGCAGGGTAGGCAAATGAAAGTGCGAGTCAACGGAAACAACAATACTGATTGGCGCGTAGGTATTATGAGGTTTAACGCCAAGCCTGGTAGTAGGCGATGAAACTACCGCGTCCTGGCGTTGATTATGACCAGATCGAAGAGCAATCGTTTCGACGTGCCTTGGAGTTGGCTGACGCAATCAATCGCAAAAAGAACGCCAACATCGAAATGGGCCAGGATGAACTGATCATTATTCGGTCGCCAAACGGCACGCGTTACTACCTATCAGTTTCAAATGTTGGCGCGTTGAGCGCTACAACAATGTGAGGTAATCATGGCAACAACAGTTTCACCCAACTATCGCCCTTACACACAAGAAAATCTTATAAGCGATTTGTTTGCCGGTAGAGAGCGTATGGACCCAAATGCCGCGCAGCAAGTCAGTGACGCCATGCAGTTTCTTAGCATGTCTGGCGGTGGGTTGGATTACTGGACAACGCTAATGCAACACCTTGGTTCTTACGCTGATCAGTTAGGGGCTACACCAGGGTCTTACCAAGCATCACGCTTTGATGACGCGCAAGAAGCTGTAAAAGAGTTTTATCTTGCTAAAGACATAGCCCAAGGAAGAATCAATTCCACGCAAGCAAATGCCATTTTGCAGGCTTACAACACGCAGAAAGATTTAGAAAGCAAGCAGCGTATCTTACAAAATGACAAGTCTTATTTGGCAGCTATTGAGAGCAATCCTTCACTGATCCAAGGTGGTATGACACCTGAGTACATGAGAAATTCTATTGCCCGTCAAGAGGCTTATATTAATCAACAACAGGGTGTTATTGATAGGGCAAAAGAAGGGTTCAAGGATGTAAGCCCATCAAGCCTAGAATTTACACAAGCGATGGGAGCCACGCCTTATTCGTTCAAAAACGCCGGAGAATACAATTTTGATACAGAGCGTTATGAAGAAGGCGAGACAAGCCCAAGAAATATTCCTGATTATTTGGCGTTACAACAAACGCAAAACTTGCAGCAACAAGCGCAAACTACGCAACAGCAGTCGCCGAGAACGCAACAAATTCTGTCTCTATTGCCTGCCGATTGGAACACTTACACGCCAGCCAACAAACGTTTCTGGTTTGAATCGAATGGCGTAACAAGGGCTGACTTAGAGGCAGCAGGCATTCCTCAAACAGATATAAACGCGCTTTATGCGCAGGCTGCCGTAGAAAAAAAAAGTAACCAAGTAACGTCTGGTTTGCTCGACACAAACGATCAAACGACAAACGTAACAAATCAAACAGCAACAGGTTTGCTCAATGCAAACATTTCACTTGCTGATGCAAGTGCCGTATTTCAAAGTCTGTTTGGAAAAGCCCCAAGCGAACAACAACTTAGAAACTTTGCATCGATAGCGGCAAACGATCCAAGGCTAGCATCACGTAGTGCGTTTGAGGCTTACTTAAGGGGAACGCCTGATTATTTGGCGTTACAACAACAAACACAACAGCAGCAAGGGCTTACAAACATAACGCAGCAACAAGCCATTGATACGTTTAAAAGCATTTTTGGACGCGTTCCGAACTCATCCGAGTTGGCTAATTTTTTGGCTTATCAACGCGGTTCAACGCCATTCACAAGCACTGATGCTTTGGCCGCATATTTGCGCAGCACGCCTGACTTTGCGGCGTATCAAGCGCGTCAAGCGTTGCCGCCAATGACGTATGGCCGAGCTGTTGTGCCTCAATCGCAATTGCAATACGGTTATGGGCCTGAGCAAGGTTTACTTACCAACATCAAAGGTCCGACAGGTCAACAAATCCAGAACCAAATGGATGCTTTTTATGCGGCATCTTATGGCGGCACACCAACCGCTGGATTGCTTGCTCCTGCTATTGCTCAAATGGCGAACCAGCAACAACCGCCAAACTTTTACGCTATGCCAACGGGTGCGCCATCAATGCAAGAGTTGACGCAACGCGCTCAAGGGTTGCTTGATCAGGGTTACACCATGGCCGATTTGCGTTCACAGGCTATGCAAAACAATTTATCGCCACAAGTTACTGGCGCCATTTTGTCAAATGTTCAACAGGGTGGCGCAACGCCTTACTTGCAAGGTTTGTTATCAGGTGAGTTGCCTTTAGTGGCGGGTCAGAATTTATTGGCGGCTCGATGAACGCATATGATTTAAGCCATTGGAATCGATGCAAACCGTTTATTGAAGCGGCATTGTCTTTCACTGGCGGAACGCATACCATTGAGGATATAAAGCGAGCCGTTGACGCCAATGAAATGCAGTTTTGGCCTGGTCAACAGTCCGCTGTCATCACTGAGATTCAGAGTTACCCACAAGCCAAAGGGATGCACTATTTTCTTGCTGGCGGGGACTTGGAAGAACTCTCGCGTATGCGTCCAATCCTTGAGAGATGGGCGCAATCAATCGGATGCAATCGTGTAACACTTGCCGGAAGACGTGGTTGGCTGCGTACATTTTTGGCGGACGAAGGTTATGAAGAGAAATGGACTGTTATGTCCAAGGAGTTGAATCATGAGTAAAAGCGGCGGTGGTCAGACAACGCGTGTTGAACTTGACCCGGAATTCAAACAGGCAGCGCTAGAAAACTATGAGTTTTCTAAACAAATCGCCGGGCAAGAATACACGCCTTATGCCGGATCGAGATTGGCGGCGCCAACAGCCGCCATGCAACTTGGCTTGCAACAACAAGCGCAGGCTGGCGCATATGGGCCAGGAACGCAGACCGTTGATTACGCCACAGCGCTGGCGATGCAGCCAACAAGCATTGCGGGAAACATTCAACAATTCATCAATCCGTTTCAAGAACAGGTCATTGGAACGGCGGTGCAAAACATTGAAAACCAACGCCAAATGCAACAGCAGCAAAACGCTGCCAATGCCGTCCGCGCACGCGCCTTTGGCGGATCGCGCCAGGGCATCGTTGAAGGGTTAACGAATCAGGCTGCACTCATGGCCGCAGGCCAAACGGCTGGCAACTTGGCTTATCAAGGCTTTAATCAAGCGGCGCAACTCGCGTCACAAGATGTTGCGGCTCGCCAGGCGCAAGCAGGGCAATTAGCCAATTTGGGTGCGGCGCAACAAGCTATCCGCCAAACGCAAGCGCAGCAATTGCAAGGCGTTGGCGCACAAGAGCAAGCGCAACAGCAAGCGCAGCTCGATTTGGCGTATCAAGATTTCTTGCGCCAACAAGCCTATCCGTTGCAACAATTGAACATCAGATCGCAAGGCTTGAGCGGGTTTCCTGCTGAGAATCAAAACGTTAGTACACAACGCCTGTCTCCAGCTCAACAATTCGGGCAAGCCGTTAGCACGGCGGCGGCACTGGCTTATTTGTCTGATAAACGGATGAAAGAAAACGTTGATCGCATGGATTCGCCATTGTCGCAACTTGGCAAATTGACGGGGTACGACTACAACTACAAAGGCGATAACGAGCGAACGGGCGGCGTCATGGCGCAAGACGTTCAACGTGTTATGCCTCAAGCCGTTGCAAAAGATAATAGCGGCATGATGGCGGTTAACTACCCACAAATTACTGGCCTATTAGTTGAAGCTGTAAAGGAACTTGATCGCAGGACAAGGGGATAAGCATGGCGTCACTACTAGACTTTTTCACGGGCAGCGGCAGTTATGGCGGGCAACAATTGCCTGATTCGTCTGAAGCTGCATCACAAGGTTACGCGCCAAACATTATTGATCGCTTTGGCACTGGACTTGATCGCTTGCAGCAGTATCCTGGCTCGCCCGCCATGCCGATGGATGAGGAAGAGCGGCGCAGGCAGCGCTTGCTAACGCTTGCGCAATTAGGCTCAACGGTTGCTCGCGGCGGCACACTGGCTGAAGGCTTGCAAAGTGTGCAGCAGCATGGGTTGCAAAGGCAGTTGTTTCAAATGCAACTTAACGAGCAACAGCGTAAGTTACTTGAACAACAGCAATTATCGCAACGTATGGCTGGATTACGCCAACGCTTACAAGGATTGCCAACCGAAGTGACGCCAGGCATGGCACTTGCTGGTGGCGGAGGACCAACGGAGCAAGCCGCACAAATGGTTGGTCAGCGCATACCCGAAGATACCCGCCAACAAATGAGGGCTGATTTGTTGCGAAGTGTGGCTTCAGAATTAGCGCTTGAACCGGGTGGAGCGGCACAAGCTAAGGCTTTGACGGAACTTGCACAAAACATCAGTGAAGTGCAAAAACCAACAGTGCTTTCGCCAGGCGCAAGAGCAGTTAGCGCAACAGGAAGATTAATTGCCGAGGCGCCGTTTAAGCCAGAAGAAAAAAAGCAATTAAGTTTTGAGCAACGCGTTTTAGAAGACCCGACTTTTGCTAATAGTCCTGCTGGTTTGGCATGGTTAAACATAAAGAAACAAATTGCAGCCGAAGGAAGGCCAAGCATCACAGTACAAACCGGAGAAACGTTTGCCAAGGAAATAGCAAAGGGTGCCGCCGGCCAGGCTCAATTACAAGTTGAACAAGGGCAGTCAGCGGCAAGTCAAATTGAAAACAGCAACCGCGTGAGAGCGTTGCTTGATCAAGGCGTGATTACTGGTTTCGGTGCTGAAGGAAGGCTCAAGCTAGGCCAGGCAGCGCAAGCATTAGGATTTAATCAAAACGACCCAAGGATTGCAAATACCGCCACATTGATTCCTCAACTTGCGCAACGCACGTTGAACAACGCATCGAAGATGAAAGGCGTACTGTCCGATTCGGATATATTGTTGCTTACAAAAGTATCGAACGCCGATATTTCAGTTGGCGAGGCATCGTTGCGTCAAGCACTAGACATATCTGATCGCGTTGATCGTGAATTAATCAAGCGCGGACGCAATGCGGCTCAGACGATCCTTGCAACGCCTGGTATGCAGCAATTTGCGCCGTTGTATCAAATCAATGAGCCAAAGCCATACTCCAAGCAAGTCACGGTGCGAGGCAAGTCAATGACCGCTACACAAGGCACCGATGGGAATTACTATGTAACTGTTGATGGCAAGCGTTACCGCGTAGAGGAATAAATCATGGCTGAAGCCCGACTCATACCCGTTGAGGATGAAGAAGAAAAGCGCGAAGTGCGTTTGATACCTGTTGAAACGCCGCGCATAGAGCGTCCGCCATCACCAACCATTGGCGAGCGAACGATTCGAGGATTTCTTGATGTTGGGCAGGGTATTAAGCAGTTGTATTTAATGGCAACTGATCCTGAAGAAGCCGCCAAGTACACGCAAAAGGTCAATAGAGATTTGGCGTTATACGAAGCCGCCATTGGCACTGCGCAGCCGCCTAGCATTTACGGCGAGCGCGGTATGCGTACCGATGCAGGGCCAGCGGCAGACATTCCGCGCATGGTTGGCAATGTTATGGCAACTGCGCCCGCCATGCTCATGCCTGGTGGCCGCGAGTTGACGCTTGGAGGCATAACGGCGCGGACACTTCAAGGCGCCTTGCCAGCCGCAGCGATGTACAGCGAAGCAGGAACGCCGGAATCTAAACTTGCGCAAGCGGCAACAGGCGCCGTTGCCGGTGTGGTGGCGCCCGAAGTAGTAAAAGGCGCAACGCGTCTTGCGTTAGGCACAAGAGATGTAGTTGGTGGCATGGCCCGCCAAGCAGTGACAATGCCGCCAGCACAAGTGCGTGTTGAGATCAACAATTACATCAAATCGCTTGATCCACAAGCTGACATTTCGCAACTTACAGCAACCGCGCAAGCGCGATTGGCTGAAGGTGCAAAGCAACAGTTACGCGCCACAGGAAATCTTGACCCGGCATCGTTGATGCGCCGTGAAGATTTTGAAAAACTAGGTATGCCCTACACAGCAGGGCAAGTTACGCGTGATCCAAGGCAATTTGCTATGGAGCGCAACTTAGCCGCCATTGAGCAATCAGGCCAACCATTGCTTGACATTTTTACGCAGCAACCGCGTCTGTTTCGCGAACGGCTTGAAGCAATACGCGGCCAGGCGCAACCGACGCCATTGGCAACGGGTGAAGCCGTAACAGGCGCAATTGGTCAGCGCGTTGATCGTAGCGGTATTTTTGGTGCGTTAGGTGCTGACATTGACGCGGCTTACAACGCAGCGCGTGGATTGCCAGGCGCAAAGGATCAAATACCTTTTGGCGATTTCCGCCAACGCATTCAAGCGACGCTTGATGACTTTGAAGACGTTATACCTGCGCCCGTCAAAAAGAGAATTGATCAGTTTGCTATTGGCGGCGAAGCTGGACGCCCATTTAGTATTGAAGAAGCGATCAAGTTTCGCCAGTTGCTTACGCAACGAGCTGGCGAAAACCCTGGTTCCGCCAAAGCAATGGGTGACATTAAACGACAACTCGACACTTACTTGGCTGAAGCTACGCAAGGACTTGAAGCGAACGAAGCGGTGCAAAAGTTCCGCGAAGGCATCAACCTGTCAGCCGCCAGAGCAAGAGAATTTGAACCATTTAAACCAATCGTTGCCGGTCAAGCCAATCAAGATCAGTTTTTTCAACGATTCATCATTGGCGGGCAAACCAAAGACGTGATTGCGTTACGAGATACGCTTACCAAGCCGCGTGGCGGAAAGATTGATCAAGCAGTGCTCGATCAAGCCAAGGCGGCATGGGATGACGTTAGGGCGCAAACAGTTCAATGGCTTATTGACAGTGCCGTTGGTACGTCAGGTGCGTTTAGCCAGGCAGGATTCAATGCTGCGTTAAAACGCATTCAACCGAAACTTGAAGTGCTTTTCAACAAAGAAGAAGTTGATCAGCTAAAGCGTATCGGTCGAGCATCAACCGCAGCGTTTGGCGAGCCAGCAACGGGCGGCGTGCCACTTATCAATCGATCAGGCACAGCGCCAACACTCATGAATATTGTGACGCGTGGCGTTGGCGGCAATGTGCCACTAGTTGGCCCTATGGCGCAAAACATTTCGCAGCGTATGCAAACTGCTGCCAATGTGGAAGCGACACAAGTTGCGGCGCAAGGCGGCGTTGTATCGCCTGCCGCTGCGCTTGAGCGCGAGAGGCAGCGCAGGATGCTTGCGCAACGCATGGCCGGTCCGTTCCAGGTTGGCCCGTTCCAAGTTGCGCCATTCCCTGTAATGGGAGGGCTTCTCACCGAGGAATATCGAAGGTAAACTACCCTCTGGACTCCTCCTGTGTCATTCTCCCCCTGAGAGTGTTTGCCGCCTACCGATGGCGGCTTTTTTTTGACCGCTTGTCTGAAATGGTCTAACCATTTCGTAAACATGGTGCATGATTGCAAACCATGAAAATCATTCTCGGCATTGATCCAGGGTTGAGCGGCGCAATTGCAGCCGTTCAAGGTCAGAAACTTGTGAGCGTGTTTGACATGCCAACGGTTGAACGTAAGGTTGGCAAGTCAGTAAAACGCTTTGTTGCACCGCACGAACTCCATACGGAGTTGGCGGCATTCTTGATTGACTATGAGTGCGAATGCTTTATTGAGCAAGTGTCCGCCATGCCAGGCCAAGGCGTAACAAGCATGTTTAACTTTGGACGCTCGCTCGGTAACGTGGAAGGCGTATTGGCGAGCCTCAAGATTCGCTATCACTTTGTGCCGCCAATGACATGGCAACGCGCTGTGCGGTTGACAGGCGGCAAGGAAGGCGCACGCGCCCTGGCGATGCAAATGTTTCCCGAAATGAGTTCAGCGTTTAGCCGTGTCAAGGATAACGGACGGGCGGACGCTGCGCTGATTGCTTTGTATGGTTCGATGCAATAGGAGTTAAAACGATGGGTACACAGGAAGTTGAGAACTTGAAGGAGTTGTTGGCGTATACCCGCCAAATCGCAGCCGATTCAGATCGCAAACTAAGAACTGCAAGACAATTCATTGGCGAGCTAACCGACGTTGAACGCCTTGGCGGTCAAGTGTCTGATCAGGTTCGCAGCAATGCTTACAACGTTTTGCAAAGGATCATGTGATGCTAATCCAGCGCGATGGTGAAACCGTGGTTGTTGTTGATCGACCAAAGATTGGATCAGCCTATGAACCGCCAAAGCCAAACTATTTGGCGGATGATCAATTGTGGATTCAGTCTGTATTTACGTTTAAACGCGTGCCGGCTTACGCCATACGAGACAGGCAGGCGAAGTTACTGTTGTTAGGTTCGCTTTACTTGGGCGGCGTCTTAATGCTTGGACAGATTGCACGCTACTTGTTACAGCGATGAAGATGCCTTTTGTTAAAAACTTTTCACTTAACGCTTTATGGCGGGCATTGTCCCGCCAACCTGAAAGGGATCGCAATGGAACAAAAAATAACGATTGCTGCAACGGGAACTGTAACCAAGGCAGAGATTGCCCACTCAGAGCATCAGGCGGACGATACGTTTGGTTTCGAGGCAATAGCACCGAAAAAGGGTCGAACGCCAAAAGCTAACGTGGAAGTTGGCGAACTCGAAAAGCGTTTGAACATTGCGCTAGAGAATTTGGCGGACTGTGTTGAAACGCTCAAAGGTTTAGAAAGCTATGGACGCTTTAACGATTCTGTTGTTCGCCGCCGCGCACTTGAGTGCCTAAAAAGGATTGGCGAATGGGCATAAAAATGATCGTGTCAACGATCAAACCTGATAAGGGATCGTTACACGTTTTGGCGGCAAGCGTTGACGCTTACGCGCCAGAGGTTGACCTTTGCATCGAGAACGGTAAAGGGCCAACGTTTGGTGATGATTACAACAGGGCCATTGAGCGTTTCATGGCTAAGGATGACGATGGCGTGATCATTGCCAACGATGATATTGTGCTTGCGCCTTACTCATTACGCTTATTGCTAGAAGATGTTGAAGCGTTAAAGAAATTGTGTGGCGCTAAGTTGGGACTCGTTGCAGCGCGATCCGATTATGTGCGCCCTTCGCAAAACATCCGTGTGCCTAGAGATGATAGGGACAAGTTTGTTGGGATGCGTTGGAAGGGCGAAGGCGCGGTAAAGAAGAACAAAGTGGTATCGCCTTTGTTTGCATGGCTGCCGCGTCTAGCGTATGAGCAAGCACCGTTTCCGCCACTGAATTGGTTTAGCGATGATGTGATGTGCGCTGACTTGGTGGCACTAGGCTTTAGTCATTGGATCAGCCGCAGTTACATACACCACGTTGGATCAATGACGATTGGTGTTGATATGCAATCGAATTTACAACAGTCATTGCCGTGGTTGAAATCACACAGACCGCACTATTTAGAACAATGGGGTATTGAATGATTCCGATACGAATCGTGGCGTGTACTCGCCATAACAGGAAGGACTTTGCAGGAACGCCGTTAGGCGTAACGATTCAACGCTTTGCGCATCTGTCGTTTATTGAAGCGCAACTATTCACGAACAACACAGCAGGGTTGTGCCAACGCTATAACGAAGCGATTGAAGCCGCCAAGAATGATCCGGCGTTACTCGTGTTTGTGCATGATGACGTTGAGATTGTCGATTGGTACTGGTACATGCGCTTAGGCGCGTCACTCGATGATCATCACCTGGTTGGCTTGGCGGGTAACTGTCAGCCATCACCAGGTCAAACGTCATGGGCCATTACGGATATGGAAGGCACGTTATCGGATCGCCAATCATGGGCCGGTTGCGTAGCGCGTGGCAACGGTGAGTACATGACGAATTGGGATGTGTTTGCATCGCCTAACAGTGAAGTGAAATTGATTGATGGCTTGTTCATGGCGGCTTACTCAAAAACCTTCCATGACAACGATATAAGGTTTGATGAGCAATTCACCTTTCATCATTACGACATGGACATTTGCCGCCAATTCACAGCAAAGGAACTGTCGATTTATGTGTCATCGATTTCCGCTATTCATCACAGTCAAGGCTTGATGGGTCCGACGTGGAAAGAATCAGCGCAGCGTTACTTAGATAAATGGCAAGGCAAATGAACATTAACAACACTGACAAGAAAGCAGAATTGCATCCCATGCCCGTATACATGCTTGAGGGTATACCTTATGTGCCGCATTACATTAAACCCCACTATTGGGTTGCACCTGGCGGCATTACAAGGACAACAACATGGCTTGAAGAGCGGCACGCCAAACAAACCATGCGCCCCTTGTGGATGCGCACTTGGGTGATTGAGCGTTTCGTTGATTCGACACAAAACTTATAGCATAATCATGGGGTTCACGAGGATGCTTCATGTTTCGGATCAAGCGGGCGACAGAAATGTCACAGACTACCGAGCAAGCCATACGATTTCTTCAGAAAGAGTGCTTGCCATTGGACACGGTACTAAGTCCGAAAAACGGTTGGTGGTGGATTGCCTATTGCGATGGACGGTTGGCGGGATTTGCCGCCATGCTGCAATCAAGCAAAATACCGGAAGCTGTATACCTTGCGAGGGCTGGTACGCTGGAAGCGTTTCGTGGCCGGGGGCTGCAAAAGAAGTTGATCCGAGAGCGCTTAAAGTTCGCCAAGGACTTGGGGATGACGCAAGCAATCACGGACACGACCGACAATGTGGCGTCCGCCAATGCGCTAATTGCCACAGGATTCAGGATGTTCGACCCGGACGATCCTTGGGGGTTGCCCAACACTTTGTACTGGAGAAAATCGCTTGCCGTACAAAGACCCGAAGACTAAGGCTGCGAAGCAAAAGATTTACGCCAAGCGTTATTACGAGCAAAACCGCGAAAAAACCATTAAGAAAAGTGTTGAGTCAAAACGCGTGTTGCGTGCAAAGTGGCGAGCATTCAAAGCATCACTTCATTGCGAGCGGTGCGGCATACAGCACGAAGCGGTCATTGACTTTCACCACGTTGATCGAACGCCGCCAAAGCGAAACATCAATGCGCTTGTTACGGCAGGGTCTTTCAGAAAAGCATTTGAGGAAATAAAAAAGTGCATTGCTGTCTGTTCAAACTGCCATCGCATCTTGCATTACGAAGAGCGCAAGCTAAAACGTAAAAAACATAAACTGAAGCACAAGAGGAAAAAAACATGAACGCACATTCAGAATGGTCACCATCATCCGCCGAGCGATGGATAGCGTGTCCAGCATCAATCAAACTCTCACGAGGCGTGCCGCCACGCGAAGCAGGAGAGGCTGCAAAGATTGGAACAGCGGTACACGCATTGGCGGAAACAGTGATGCTGACAGGATCAGCACCGCATACGTTTGTTGGAAAGGAATTTGAAGGTGTTGCGATTAGCGAAGAGATGGCGTCTTGGGCCGAGGTCTATACGGACTTTGCGGGCGAACTGGAAAAGCGCATGGAAAGTGCTTGCGTTATCGAGGAGCGTCTTAGGATTCCTAATTACGCTGGCGCTGATGTGTACGGGACTGCCGATCTTATTTGCTTTAATGATACTGATCTGGTTGTTGGAGACCTTAAAACAGGCCGCATCAAGGTTGATGTTGAGGGTCCGCAACTTAAGATTTACGCGTTAGGCGCACTGCAAAAGGCGCCGGCAAGCGTGAAGAATATTACGCTTGCGATCATTCAGCCAACGCAGGAACCGCAGATCAGTCTGGCGTTTATGACAAAAGCCGAACTCATTGATTGGTCCGCCAATGTGTTTGAACCGGCGTTGCGTGACACGCTGGCACCATTTCCACCAACCAATGAAGGCGAGCACTGCCGGTGGTGTCCGGCTAGATCAAAGTGTCCTGCCAAGATTGCACGCGTCGAATCGTTTGCTGGTGTCGCGCAAAAGCAAGTTGATGAAGCTACGGAAGATGAATTGAACGCCATGATGAACATGGCGGATGATGCGGCACATACGATTGAAGCGATCAAAGAGCGCATCACGAAAGCATTGGAGGATGGACGCCAACTCAATGATTGGACGCTTATACCGAAACGCGCAACGCGCAAGTGGCAAAGCGATGAGCTGATGGCGGGATTGCTTAGTGCGCACAAAGGTGCCGTGAAAACAATACCGATCACGCCAGCGCAGTTAGAAAAGAAATACCCAAATCTTTATCAAGAATTCGCGGATAAGGTCACCGCTGAATCAAGTGGTTTAACACTTGGGCGCAAACCAGCGCCAAATTTGACCTCACTTTGAAATAGGAAACTTTGACATGCTAGGACTTACAGGTGGTGGATCAGGACTTCCCTACATTCGTTTTTCGCCGTCCATGAATATGTGGAGCGACAAGACGGGGCAGGAAATCCAATTAAAAAAAATGTTGTTTGACATTGATAACGTGCAAACGGGTTGGCTGTTACTTGAAGCCGGTGTGCGTGATTGGCAACCCGATCAAGAGTTAGGCAGGCAAGGACCGAAGCCAAGCGATGCGCATAAGCGCGGGTTCGTTGTGCGTTTCTTTAGCCGCGAGATGGGATGGGTCGAGTGGTCAAGCAATGGCGCAGGGCCAAACATGGGGCTGGAAGCACTTTACACGGCAGCCGCCAAAAATCGCAATGCGAACGCTGGCAAGTTGCCGATCATCGAGTATGTGGGCGCTGAGGCCATGAAGGTTGGCAAAGGCAACACGCGCAAGCCTAAGTGGAATATCACGGGTTGGGCACCGAGGCCAGCGGATGATGCAGGCAGTGCGCCTGTTGCTGCGCCGGAACCGGTGGCACCTGCGCCCGCAAAAGGTGAAGAGTTTTAAGTAATCACTTATTCACAAAACCCGGTCTTTTTAGGCCGGGATTTTTTGACTCTCAAGGGGATGATATGGCAGAGGGCGTTTACAAAATAACGGAATCGTTTGAAGAAAAGGTTGCTGAGTACACAGGCGCACCATACTGTGTGGCGGTCGATAACTGCTGCAACGCATTGTTCTTAGCGCTGACCTATGAACGTGTGGCGGGAACGACGATCAGGTTGCCCGCAAGAACTTACCCAGGCGTGCCTTGCGAAGTGATTCATGCCGGTGCGAAGGTTGACTTTTATCCGGTTGAAGGAAGAACAATTAAGGGCGCGTATCAATTAGCACCGACGCGTGTGTGGGATGCTGCGCTATCGTTTACCACCAACATGTATATCAAAGGCTCGCACATGTGCGTGTCGTTCACCGGGCCTTATAAGCACCTAAAGCTAGGCAAGGGCGGTGCGATTCTTACTGATGACTATGCCGCCATGCTGTGGTTCAAGCGGGCGCGTTTCAGCGGGCGGCGCGAGTGTTCCTATCACGACGATCATTTCGACATGATCGGCTGGAACTTTTACATGATGCCGGATGTAGCAGCGCGTGGTCTGTTGCTCATGAATCAGTTTTGGGATCGTGATGGATCGCCAAAGGTCATGGAGGATATTGAGATGAGCTATCCGGATTTATCCAAGTTTCCTGTTTACGCGTTTGGGAGTGACAAATGAGCCGTGAAGCTATGCAGATGGCGCTGCTGGTTGCTCGGTTTAAACGGTATGCCTATGTATTGCTCCGTAAAGTCGAAGCCAAACTCAAGGAGAAGAATCATGGATAGAGAAGCTATGAAACACACACCGGGGCCGTGGGTTGTTGATCCAGCAGTCCGTCAAGGCTTCACGGTCTACGCACCGAAAGAAGGATTCATCGTGGGAACGCAAGATGAAGAAGGACGCTACGGTGCAATTGAATCAGAAGCCAACGCTCGCCTGATCGCCGCCGCTCCCGATCTGCTGGCGCTTGCAGAACGCATTGCACGGCTCCCGGAACACGGCCATTACTTGGCGCTAATCGATCAAGCCAGCGCTGCCATCGCCAAGGCAACAGGAGAGAAATCATGAGCAGAAAAGCTATGCAGGTGGCGCTAGAAGCGCTGGAGTTGTACCAAAGCAAAAGCAGCGTTCAAATGTTTGACGATGCCGTTAAAGCCCTGCGCCAAGCACTGGAGACAGAGCAAGAGCCGGTGTGTTGGACTGTTGCCGATGGATGGGTTTATGCCAACGACACGAGCCAAATTGGTACTTCAAAGGAAGTTAATTGGCAGACCATCTACACCGCACCACCAAAGGCTGCTGAATGGGTTGGGCTGACGGATGAGGAGATACATGACTATGCAGATAAGTATCTTTATCAGCATGGCAGTAATTACGGTATCAAAGCATTCGGTAAAGCCATCGAAGCCAAGCTAAGGGAGAAGAACACATGAGCGGCGATCACAACATGTATCAAAAGGCAAAGCGCAAAAACCAGTACGTCATCTTTGGTTCAGGAGGGCTTGCCAAGGAATTGATTGGCTACATCGAGGAGGAAGGTACGCACGAGATTGTGTGCGTGGTTTCAACGCAACCGTTTAACAGCAAGCGCTATGCCGCCAAGTATCCCGTGGTGGAAAGCATCCGAGAGGGCGCGTTTCCTGGTGCTGAATTCTTGCTTGCTGTGGCGGACCCCGATGCAAAGCAAGCGATTGTTGTTGAGAACGAGGAAAGATGGGGGACGTATATCCACCGCACTGCCACGGTCTCGCCATACGCTCGCATTGGCAAAGGGTGCGTGTTAGCACCGCAAGTGATCGTTACGGCGGATGCCTGGATTAACGATTTTGTATTTATGAATACGAACGCAACGGTTGGGCATGACTCGGTGATTCATGGATGGACAACGATGTTTCCGAATACGGAAGTGTGCGGCGATTGCGTGATTGGCGTGGCGGTGATCATGGGTATTGGATCTTATGTGCTTCCGGGTAAGCAAATCGCCAATCGCGTGAAGATTTCAGCGGGGTCCATTGTCCGCCATGACTTCAAAGGACCAAAGCACGAAGGCATTGTGCTGCAAGGCAATCCGGCGGCGCCTAGATGAACGCAGAACTATTAGCCGCAGCGCTTGGTAACGCCAAGCGTTACAAGAGGGGGTGGCTTGCGTCTTGCCCGGTACCTGGGCATGGTAATGGCAAGGGTGATCGGCATCCATCATTGGCGATTACGCAAGTCGGTGAGAAGTTTCTCTTTAAGTGCTTTGGCGGGTGCGATCAGGAGGATGTGTTTGCCGCCATCAAGCCGCACTTGCCTAATTCGCTGAACTGGAACCGCCCATTAGTTGCGCGTGATCCGTTATCGGGTATTAGGCCGATTGTGCCGCCAACGATGAAAGAAGTGATGGCGTGGGACTACATCGATGAGAACGGTGAAGTCACGGCACAAAAAGTCAGGTATGACGTTGAAGGTGGCGGTAAGACGTACCGCCAATATCACCTTATCAATGGCGAGCGCGTACCAACGATCCGCAACTGGACGCCCATACCGTTCGGCTTACCGCTCATGATCGCAAGACCCATGGCGCCGGTATTCGTGACCGAGGGCGAAAAGGCCGCAGAGTTTTTGGTTGGCATGTTCGATGTGGTCGCCATATCGGCGCACGCGGGGTCGAGCGAGTGGCCTGCCGCCATCACGCCATGGTTTCATGGTCGATTGGTAGTAGTTCTACCCGATAACGATAGACCTGGCTGGAAGTACGCCAAACGTGTCGTTAGGGACTTGCAAGGTGTAGCGCAAGCGATCAAGGTGGTTGATTTAGCCGATGACGAGTCAGCGATTGGCGATGACGCTGAAGAGTTTATCGGGCGAGGGTTCACATTTGAGGAATTCGCCAGGCGCGTTGCCGACGCTAAAGTGATTGAGGATTTCGAGGACGTTGTGCCGCCACAACGACTAGTGATTGATGAGAAAGCAGAGACGGAACCCGAATCCGTTGTGCCGGAGAAGGAACCGTTTGCCGAAGTTGTTGAAGCGCAGGAAGCGCAACGCTACAGGGTTGAGATGTGGCGTGACGCGAAGGATGAGCCTGTTAAGTGGTTGGTGGATAGGATTGTCCCGGAGAAGGGATTCATGGCGCTCTATGGCCCACCAGGCACGTTCAAATCGTTTATCGCGCTGCACTTAGCCGCCATGATCGCTAGTGGGGATTCGTGGCTGGCGCACGAAGTGCCGCAAGCCGGTGAGGTCTTATACATCGCAGGCGAAGGCCATGGCGGTATTGGGACAAGGATTTCTGGTTTACGCCACGCGTATGAACTCAAGGACATACCCGTTGGCGTGATCAGGTCGCAAGTTAACCTACGATCATCAGATCAGGATTTTGCTGACTTGATAGCCGCCATACGAGCGTCCGAAATCCAGCGTCCGAAATTGATCATCATTGACACCTTAGCCCGCGCCTTTGGCGGCGGCAACGAGAACGCGTCAGAGGACATGGGCAGTTTCATCAGCAATTGTGGACGCTTGCAGGAAGCCACTGGCGCAGCGCTCTTAGTTGTCCACCATTCAGGTAAGGACGCCTCATTAGGTCTACGCGGTCACTCTAGCTTTTTAGGTGCTGTGGACACGCAGATTGAGATTACCCGCCATACCGATCAAATGTCAGGCACGCTCAAAGTGACGAAGCAAAAGGATGGCAAGGACGGTGTGGAGATTCATTTCTCGATGGAATCAGTGAACTTTGATCAGCAGGAAACGAACGAAACATCAGCCGCCAAGCTCAACCTGGGATTCGAGGATGACTTAGCCAATACGCTAGTGGTCAAACCTTTCGAGGGTGAGTTACCCGATGGCGTTGGCTTTAGACCGCCACAAAACGCAAAGCCGAACTCAGGACGCGGTAAGCATCAGTCGATGGGCAGGGAAGCGCTCCGCCATATTGTGAAGACGGAAGGGCAATACCAGATTGTTCAGGGTGAACGCCATCGCGTGGTGACGTTAGAGCGTTGGCGGGATGAGGTGTACGCCAGGCTAGGGAACGATGTGGAGGAAAGCGATAAGAGGAAGCGTTGGAAGGAAGTGAAGGACAAATTAGTTGAGCTTGAGTTTGCCGCCATAAGAAACGATCTAGTGTGGATCAAACCGATTAACGAAGAAGGTTTTTAGGCGTCCGAAAGTGCGTCCGGGTTTGCCGCCAAAACATCAAGAAATGCCTAAAAAGTAGGCAAAAACAGGGTTAGCGTCCGGATTGTGTCCGAAAGTGATTTTTGAAGCATCAAATCGTCCGAAATGAAACGTCCTAAAGTCATGTTAAGTGTCCTAAAAGCGTCCGAAAATGCGTCCTTAGTTGTCCGAAAACGCCATCGAACAAAATTTCATAACGTCCGAATTGTGTGTGTGTCTGAAAGACACACAATTCGGACGCTGAAATGTTCCGGACGGTGATTGAAGTGGAAAGCGTAAAGAGAAAGGATTTGGGTTATGGCGGCAAAAGATAAGCGCGGAAAGGTAAGAGATGGTTTGTATGGCGGATCAGAGGATCGGTTGAAGAATCCTTTTGAAGAGGATGATTTGATTGTGTTGGCGATGAATAGTGTGGCGGTCAGTGTGATGAAGAGGAAACGTGAGGCGGATAAGGTTTGGGGATTAGATCGTTTGGCGGAACTTGTGAGCGAGGAAACGCGATTGCGGTTTTGGAAGCAGTTATGGCGGTGTAGAGATGCGCGGAAAGCGAGAGACGTTGAGGCGTACAGGTCAGCGTGTGGCGGAATGATGCGTGCGTTTGACGTGTTGGAGGCTGAAGCTAAAGCGATGAACGCTCAACCGTTGTCGGTAAGCGTTATGGAGGGTCAGCGGGATGACGGGAGCGTGTTTGCGATTTGCGCTGATCCGGCAACTGTCCACGCCTACGCGGCAATGAGACCTGAGTGCGACTGCTGGACGATGGATGAGGTGGCGATCATCTTGCAGCAGGAGTTTTTTACGCAGGCGGTAAGCATTAAACGGGCAATGCCTGGTGCTGAGGTGTTGACGCTTATGGCGGAAGAGGATATTGGTCCGGTGTACAAGGGAAGCAGTGAACAGGCTTACGCGTTGAGCAAAAGCGCGTTAGAGGCGATGGAACAAGCGAAAGGTAAGTGAGTGAACATGGAAGCAGAAAATCGAACTGAGGGCGATCTGACGCGTTTGAGCGGTACTGGTGAGGCGGAAAGCGAAGAAGGCGCGGTGCGTGAAGCGCGTGGCGCGGTGGATAGTCTAAGCAATCAGCGCAAACGCGATATAGCGGCGAGGGTTAACAAGATTGTTCATCAATTTGGCGGGCCGGAAACTGTGTTTGCGTTGATCGCGGACGGTAAGCCGATTACGCATATCGCCAAGGAAATGGAGGTCACAACGATTGAATTTTACGCGTGGGCGGAAAAGGCGCCGGAGCGCAGCCGCGCCCTCGCGCACGCACGCGAGCTGGCCGCGCATCGTTTGGCCGAGCAAGGTTTGGAGATTGTCGATAACGCAACGCCACAAACGGCGAACTTAGCGAACATTCAATCGAAGTACCGTCAATGGCTCGCTGGCAAGTGGAACCAGCAAGCGTATGGAGAGAACAAGGCGCAAGTGAACGTTCAGGTGAACATTACTGACGCGCACCTGATGGCGAATCGATACCGAGAAACCGTAAACGCCGTAAACGTCGATGACAAAACCATCGATGTTGCGCCGCACAACGGGTAAAGCGTTGCTCTAACGCAACGCGTGTCGCGTTTACGACACGTCGCGTTCGCGCAACACCCCCCCCGGTAGCATTTCGAGGGGGCGGCGTAGGCGCGGCACTCCACACGCGCCCACTCATGCTTCGCATAACGGGCCTTGCATAACGTGAGCCGTTAAGATTCACGCGCCAACCGTTCCGCACCACCCCCCCCAATCACCGTTCATCCGTTCGTCGGCTACCCAAAAAATTTTTGCGTAAACGTCCCCCATGACTGTAAACGCGGTGTACATTTACACCACTGACACAACACGAGGGGTAGCAACATGACAACAGCACGTGAAGAACTTGAAGCACGTTGCCAAGTGGCAATGGATGTAATGGTTATTACAAAGTGCAAACTTCAGCGCAACGTCAGATATGTTCGCAGCCAAAACAACTGGATGAAAATCACTAGGGATAAAAATTCGTTTTGTTTTGCAAGAGGATATGCAGGACAGCCTAAAGCCAAGGACATTGATACTTTTTCTTTTACTTGGGTAGCCAACTGGAATGAAGCGATAGAAAAAGCAAAAAGCACACTTGCTTGGATTGAAATCTAATCACAGGGGCATCAGCCCCATTCAAACACAACAGGAAACGAGATGAAGTCCACAACAGCAACATTGATCATTGGCGGCGCAATGTTTGGCGCTCTGTACGCAACGATGATTTGGATGGCGTTATGAACTACGGTTATTTGCGCGTAAGCACTGACGAGCAAGCCAATGGCACAAGCCTTGACACGCAACGCAGGGAAGTCACTGGCAACGCTTTAACGCATGGCTTGACGGTTGATCGGTTTATTGAAGACGCTGGCGTTTCGGGGCATTTGAATTTTCTTGATCGATTGGCGGCAAACGGTGTGACGCCACAACCTGGTGATGTGATCATTGTGGCGAAACTGGATCGTTTTAGCCGCAATTCGATGGACACGTTGAATACCGTTCACGCGTTCAAGGAGCTAGGTATTCGGTTGATCATCAATGGGCATGGTGATGTAACGGATGAAAAGAATATTTATGGGCAGTTGATGCTTGAGATTATGGCGGCATTTGCAACGCACGAAAGGCGAGTGATTAAGGATCGCCAGCGCGTAGGCCAGGCGGCAAAGCGTCAGGCTGGCGGGCACGTTGGTGGGTTGCCGCCTTTTGGGTTTCGCGTTGTAGGTACTGGCAAGGCAGCAACCCTTGAGCCCGTTGCCGAGCAGCAAGCCGCCATTGCAACGATTAAGGCTTTGAAGGGGTCCATGTCGTTGCGTCAGATTGCCGGTGAGGTGATGAAATTGCATGGCGTGACGATTACACACGCTGGCGTTGCAAAGGTGCTTGGACGTGAATGAAGAGTTAAAGAATCATGAGTTGGTGAAGTTGTTTGCGCGTGCCTTGGATCGGTACGCGAACAACGCACCGTTATTTGTGCGTGAAGTGATTGGCGTTGAGCCTGATGTTTGGCAGGTTGAGTTTTTGCAGGCTATATCGGATGGCGAGCGAAAGATCAGCGTAAGGTCAGGCCACGGTGTGGGTAAATCGACCGCTGCGTCATGGGCAATGATTTGGTTTGTGCTTTGCCGCTATCCGGTGAAAGTGGTGGTGACAGCGCCAACGACAAGCCAGTTGTATGACGCACTGTTTGCTGAGTTGAAGCGTTGGGTCAAGGAATTGCCTGATGTGTGGCGGCAGTTGCTTGATCCGAAAACGGATCGGATTGAGTTGAAGTCATCGCCCACGGAAGCGTTCATCTCCGCCCGAACATCGCGTGCCGAGCAACCTGAAGCATTGCAAGGTGTGCATTCGGACCATGTGATGCTTGTGGCGGATGAAGCGTCGGGAATTCCTGAGTCCGTGTTTGAGGCGGCAGCGGGTTCCATGTCAGGGCATAACGCTGTGACGATTTTGTTGGGGAACCCAACGAAGTCCAGCGGGTTTTTCTTTGACACGCATAACCGATTAAAGGATGAGTGGTGGACACGTCGCGTGTCCTGCTATGACTCTAAAAGGGTTAGCGACGCCTATATCAAGGATATGGCGTCACGCTATGGCGAAGAGTCCAACGCTTTTCGTGTTCGCGTCTTGGGCGAGTTTCCGCGTACCGATGACGATACCTTGATTGGTGTTGAGCTGGTGGACAGTGCTTTTCACCGTGACGTTGAAACGACGGATACGCAAACGGTGTGGGGGTTGGATGTGGCGCGATTTGGAACGGACGCAACGGCGTTGGCAAAGCGTAAAGGTAATGCGGTGACTGAGATACGCAAGTGGCGTGGGTTGGACTTGATGCAGACCACGGGCGCGGTGGTCGCTGAGTACGAGGCCATGAAGCCAGAAGACAGGCCTGTTGAAATACTTGTCGATTCGATTGGCTTGGGGGCCGGTGTTGTGGACCGCTTGCGCGAATTGAATCTGCCTGCGCGTGGGATTAACGTGGCTGAGTCACCCGCCATGGGAACGATTTATGTGAACTTGCGTGCCGAGCTGTGGGGCAAGATGAAGGCGTGGTTGGAAAAGCGCGACTGCAAGATTCCTAAAGATGAGTCGCTTTTGGCGGAACTTGTCTCGCCGCGTTATTCGTTTAATAGCAACGGTAAGATGAAGCTAGAGAGCAAAGACGAGATGAGAAAGCGCGGGATTGGATCGCCTGACATGGCTGATGCTTTGGCGTTGACCTTTGCCAGCGATGCGGGAACAGCGTTGTACGGTAAGGCTTACAACTCGCAGTGGGGCAAGCCAATTAAAAGGAACTTAAGGGCAGTTGTTTAATCGAGAGGGGTAGAAATGGCAAAACGAAAAATGCGTAGATCAGAAAGCAAAAAGATGATTTTTGATTACCTAAAAGGATTGAAGAACCCTGTTAATGCTTGGCATTTGGCGGCAAAGTTTGATATGACCACCAAGAGAATTGATCAACTCATGACCGAAATGGCGGGGGATGATTTGATTGTGAAGTCTAAGGGGATAAAAGACGTTGAAATACCTTGGAAGAAAGTGATAGTGAACTACTTTGAAGTTAAGGAGCAGTACAAGACCTTTAAGCCGCGTAAGCCTAAAGCACCGGTGTTGTGGCATAACCCATTTGGGATAAAGGCGGCGTGAAAGACTACCTCGCAGGCCAGGCTACCTGGCGCACGCCTGAAGATGACCCGCCGCCATTAGGCGTGAAGATGTTATTGCTGAATCCCGGCGGCGTGTGCGTCATTGGCACCTGGTCGGAGTGGGCAGTTGCCTGGGCGCCACTGCCAAGGGTGCCTCAACACATTAAGGAGGTATTGACGTGAAAGATTTGACGATTGGCGATGTGATGGGCATTGCCAGAAACACAGGGTTTGATCAGCACGCAGAGAATCTTTTTATCTTTGCGGCGCAGATTGAGTTTGTTGCAGGCGAAGCACGCTTAAACCATTGCATTGAGTTGCTGGAGAAAAACGGCTATGACGATGCGGCGGAACTATTGAAAGGACAGGGATGAACCTGAACGATATGGTAAGAAAAGCTTGGGTGAATGGCTTGCTTGAGGATTTTCCACGAAGCGAATATGAAAAGCTGCAATGGGAAGTGCTTGAAGAGATGGTGATTGAACTTGAGCGCCAAACGCGTGAACTTGTACAACTTGCCGAGCTTGAGCGTAAGCGTTGGGGGAAATCATGAGACCTGTAACCATTCTTGTTCCCGCTTATAAGCCTGAGCACCTATACACCACATTAGCCTCAATTGACGCGCAAACCTATCCGCGCATCAAAGTCATCGTTGGCAATCACAGTCCTAATGAGAATGACCACCACATGATCAACGATATGGCGCAACGCTATGACTTTGAAGTCATTGATACGCACCTTATCTGTCCAGGTGATCAAGTGGCGCATTACGCTTACCTTTGGGATCAGGCAGATTCCGATTTAGTGCGCTTTGTGTATGACGATGATGTGATTTATCCGTCATCAACGTCCTACTTAGTCGATTTGGCGGATCATCACCGTGACGCTGTGATGTTTTGGCATCAACGCCATTGGATTGACGGTTCCGGGCGTTTTCTTCGCGCACCAGGCTTTATCAATCAAGATGAACTGATGAAGTCATCACGAGAGAACATTTTGCGTTTGATGGCGATGCACAAGAACTTTATTGGCGAGCCTTCGTTTGTGATGATGGATCGCTCCAAGTGCGCATTCACCATGACCTATTCGCCCCTTGGCGAGCTGGCACCAAGACACTATTTGGGTGACGTGACCTGGTATTTGGAAGCCACGCGCCACGGGCCAGCGGTAGGTGGTGGGGCGCACCTGGGGGCGTTTCGCTTGCACGCTAACCAAGATTCCAACAAGGACAGTCCGCGCCACACATTAGGGATTGTCGATTGGGAAATGTTCATGCGCTATGAATACTTTGGCGGCAACATCAACCGCGTAACCGCAGAAGATTGGGGGCGTACGATTTTGCAAACTTATTGGGCTGAGATGGATCGCAGGCCGCCATTGCGTTTATTTCACTCACGCCTGTCAGCAGATATGGCGTTTAACAAACTCGCCAGCATGAGCGGTTTTCTGGAGGATTACCACGCTTTGCGCATGAATCTTGCGCATTGATGCGTGAGTGTGCTAGTGTCGGCCCCCAAATGGGGGTAGTGCCATGAAAGCTAAGCCGGTGTGGGATAAAGCGCGTCCAAAGTCATTGGGCAAGAGCGAACCGTTATCCAAGAAGGAAAAAGCCAGCGCCAAAGCCATGGCGAAATCCGCTGGAAGGCCCTACCCTAATTTGATAGATTCGATGCGTGCTGCATCAAAGGGTAAGAAATGACCCTTGAAGAAAAAATTCTCGCGAATTACAAACTCATTGATGGCAAAGTTTACGGTCCAAGAGGTTTGCTGCGCGGGACAAATTTATCAAGAGGGTACATAGGAACTTACATTCATCATGATGGCAAGTTAAAAAGAGTCTTGCTGCACAGGATGGTTTATTTGCTAGCCCATGGTTACTTGCCTGAAACCGTTGATCACATCAACAGAAATCCAAGTGACAATCGGGTTGAAAATTTAAGGGCGGCGACCAAAAGAGAGCAACAATCCAATAGGAGCTCAAAAGGCTTTTCTATTAGAACAAAAAATTATAAAAAGCCAAGATATGAAGTTTCATGCGACCATAAGTACATTGGTGTTTTTGATACCGAAGAGGAGGCAAGGGTTGCTTATGCGGCAGCAAAGCATAAGGCTTTTGGTGATTTTATCTTAGCGTATGAGGCCAAGAAATGAGCAAGCAAGTACGCGATTCAGCGGGTCACTTGTGGCCTGAAGTTATTGGTCGCCTTGGCACAACGACGATGCTTACAACGTCAGACGTAAGCCAGCAATCGCACGCTGCCGGAACCGGCGTAACGCTGATGCGTGTTTCCAATGGCTCCGATGATGGCAGGCACTTGCATTTCAAAGCAGGCGCAAACCCAACTGCAACGGTTGATGATCCCATCATTCCTGCTTATCAAACTGAGTATGTGGCGGTCAATCCTGGCGATAAAGTTGCCATTATTTCGGGCCATAGCCACACTTTTCACGTCACCATCACGGACATCCTTGCATCATGATGAAAAAGACCAAAGCCGAGAAGAAAATCTCCAAAGTCATACGCGAATACAAGGCGGGCAAATTGCATTCTGGCAGCAAGAAAGGGCCGGAAGTGACAAACCCTAAGCAGGCCATAGCCATTGCGTTGTCCGAGGCTGGTAAAGCAAAGAAAAAATGATGGAATGCCCTATTGAAACCAAAGACCCGGTTGCGAATCTAAAGAATCGCAATTGGGCGTTTGCTAATGTGGGTTACGGCCCTGCTAACCCTGAATTGCCTAACCGTGAATTTTGGAGTGCCAAAGCCGAAACGTGGAACACGGACTTAGCGCAAGCCAAATCCATGCGTTGCGGTAACTGCGCCGCCTTTATCCAAACGCCTGAAATGATTGAGTGCATCACAGGTGGTATGGAAGGTGAAAGCGAAGAAGGGAACGGCGAAGAAAAGAACGGCGAATCATACGAAGAAGGTGAAGGCGAAGAGAACGAAGACTTAGAGATGGCGGTGCAAGATGCCGCCGATCTTGGTTACTGCGAACTATTTCACTTCAAGTGTGCAGCAGCACGCACATGCGACGCCTGGTTGGTTGGCGGCCCTATTACATCAATGGCGAACTCACGCCGCCAGCGCGAAGCCGTTGAGTTTCAGCGCGTCAATTTTATGCGTGAGGAAGATTGATGAAAACGCCAGCGTGGCAGCGTAAAGAAGGCCAAAGTCCAAGCGGTGGATTGAACGCCAAAGGCCGCGCATCGTACAAAGCAGAAACAGGCGGCACGTTAAAAGCGCCTGTGAAGTCTGGAGATAACCCAAGACGCGCCAGCTTTCTTGCGAGAATGGGCAACATGCCCGGTCCAGAATACAAAAATGGCGAACCAACGAGACTTTTGTTAAGCCTAAAGGCTTGGGGTGCATCAAGCAAAGCCGATGCACGAGCAAAAGCCAAAGCCATTAGCGCAAGAAATAAGGGTAAGTAAATGGACGTTGAAATGAACCTTGCTACCGGTGTCAAGTCCGGTGAGCCTATGGACGAGACTGAAATTCAAGCCATTGTTGCGGCTGAACTTGTTGACGCTACCAATTTTATTGACTTAGAGATTGGCAATCTTCGCGCCCGCGCCACGGAATACTACTTTGGCGACCCATTTGGCGATGAAGAAGAGGGGCGCAGTCAGGTTGTATCGATGGATGTGCGCGACACAGTGCAGGCTATTTTGCCAAGCCTCATGCGCATTTTCTTCTCATCAGAGAACGTTGTTCAGTATGTACCGCGCAGCATCGAAGATGCGCCGATGGCAGAGCAAGCCACGGACTATGTGCGCTATATCCTGAACGAAGACAACAATGGTTTTGTGCTGTTTCACTCCATCTTCAAGGACGCCTTGGTACGCAAGACAGGCGTTTGCAAGTGGTGGGTTGACGAGCACATTGAAATTAAAAATGAAAACTACACAGGTCTTGATGACGCACAACTGTCGTTGATTCTTGGTCAGGAAGGCGTTGAGATGGTGGACTTAATGTCCTCTGAAGACCCTTCAGCGCCGCCGCCCGTAATTGATCCGTTGACCGGCCAACAACTGACGCCAACCGTGATGATTCACGACGTAACGGTTAGCCGCAAAGTCATCACAAAGCGTTTCCGTGTCGAAAGCCTGGCACCTGAAGAGTTCATCGTTGACCGTAGAGCGCGGACGCTCGAAGACGCAGACATTGTGGCGCACAGGAAACTTGCCACCGTGTCTGAGCTTGTTGCCATGGGTTATGACCAGGAGTTGGTTGAGTCCAACACAGGCGAAGACGAACTCGACACAAACATTGAGCGCATTGCGCGTAATCCAGCACAAATGATGTTTGGCGAGTCCGCTAATAACCCTGCGCAACGCCGTGTGCTTTACACCGAATCCTATATTCGCATGGACATGAACGGTGATGGTGTGGCGGAACTGCGCAAGATTTGCACCATGGGGCCGTCCTATAAGATCGTTGCCAACGATCCGGCGGATGATGTACCTTTTGCTTATTTCTGCCCTGATCCTGAGCCGCATACGCTTTTTGGCATGTCCACGGCTGACGTAACCATGGACATTCAGCGCATTAAGTCAGTCATTCTGCGCAACATGCTTGATTCATTGGCGCAATCCATTCATCCGCGCACAGGCGTGGTTGAAGGTCAAGTCAATCTTGACGATGTACTGAATAACGAAAACGGTGCCATCATCAGAATGCGTGCGCCTGGTATGGTGCAGCCGTTCACCACACCATTCGTTGGCGGTCAGGCATTCCCGATGATGGAATACATGGACCAGGTGAAAGAGGCCCGCACTGGCATGTCCAAAGCCTCCATGGGCCTTAACGCCGACGCACTGCAATCCACGACCAAGT